ACCACTGGTGCTGTAAGTTGGACTGGAACTTTAACTGCTGGTGGGGAACTCGTTTACGATTTTTATATTAGTTTTGGTGATTGCAGTAGTCTGTCGTCTGGATTTCTTCTGCAGGGACCAATCGCTACTGCTGGCTTCTCTAATCCTATTTCTACGTCTGTTGCGACGTCGATGGTTATGATTACTATGCCGTCGGGTACTGATTTATCATTAGCAAGATAAATTTTAAGATGGATGTTTTGGATTTAAAAAAAAAAGTAAGGAAGGTTGTTAGGAAGGTTAAAGTTGTTAAAGCTAAGAAAGATCCTCACGTTGAGTGTGCTTTGATTTTATTACAATTAGCTTTAAGTAAATGAACTTTTTTAAATATTTTGAAAATTTTGAATTGGAGATTAATTTTAGTCGAGTGAATATATGTTGCGGTTTGTTTAAGTTAAATGTAGATTTTGAAAACAAGACAGCCGAATTTGTGTGGATTAATTAAAATAAAATGCAGGATGCAGATTTTTGTATTATATCTGATGATTATAAGTCTCTTATATCTATTTGTCGTGCTGGTTCTATTTCCGTTGAGGATACTACGGATGTTGACGAGTTAGGGCGTATATACGACGAATGTGTTTGTTGTTTTAACGATGCTTGTATGTTAAGTCTTGACTTAGACGAAGACAAGTTGCTTGAGCTTCGTGAAGTTAGAGATGTCGTTCAGTCAATTAAGGTTGTTATTCAATCTGTTTTGAGGGTTAAGAAGGAGGAGGTTAGAGTCAGTCATAGTGATAGTGATCCTGTTAAGGTTGCTGCTGTGATTGATTTGTTAATTGATTTTTAATTAAAAAAAAATGCCTCCTAGGTTTACTGAAAATTTTGCGCCTCGTTCCCGTGTTGGCGAGGAAATGCAGACACGCCCTCAAGCGGAAGCTGAACTTAGGCGTCAAGCGGAACGCGCATATTCTTTAAGGCGTCGCAGAGTGGAGAAACCTTTGAATCCGAATCGCGCGCGTATTGAGTGGATATTTACTTGGTTGAGTAATGTGAACAGAATGGTTCGCGATCCTAGTCAAATTGACGAAGCTAGGGCGAAGTTTGTTCGATATTCTGAGTGGATGCGCTTTGATTGGCCAAGGGCTAATGCTGCGTATCGTTATGATGGTTTTGCCTCATCGACTGAGCTTTTATTGTTCCATAATTTATTTGACGGTTTGAATGAATTTTTTGGAGTGTAAAAATAAATATGGCTTTTGTTTTTGGACCAAATCATCCTGAGACAATTAAGAATAATTTGAAAAGTAATGTTGAGGAATTTTATTTTGTTTTGTCATTATATCAGGATTATGTGAAACCATTTCGTCAAGGCGGATATTTGTTAGCTTGGAGGTTGTTTCGTGTTGTGACACGTGTTGAAAATTTTATGTATACAAATTTTCATATTGCTTCTAGAACTTTTGACAGGGATGAAATTCCTAAGTTGTTGTCAGATTTTAGGTATTGGATGAAACATTGTCGCAAGTATATTGATGTTTTTCAGAATAGGCGACGCCGTGGAGGACAGTTAGCAATGAATATTAATATGCCCGAAGATATTAATAAAATTGTAAGTAGTTATTTATAATATAAATAAATGATCTCGCCACGCTTTTTCTTAGGGCCCCATGGATCCATGGAGGCTTATATTCGATTTGTTCGGGGGTATTGCGACATGTTTTTTAAGGAGAGTCATCGGTCTTATGTTTATGTTCCTGCTTTACGCCGGCGAGTTTACGACTATATCTTTGGTCATTCTGTTGATGTTAGGAGGTTTCTTGGAGAAGCAAAGTTTCTTCAGGAATATATATCTAGTCAACATTTAAGTGCCGAAGATGCCCATTTGCAAAGTAAGTTTCAGTATTGGGCTCGGTTGAATGCCGAGATGGAGAATTATATTGAATATTTTGAGTTGTATTTGGAGTGGAGTGTGCAACAAGCTCCTCTGGAGCGGGGTCGGGTGTCATATTTGATGAGGGCGCGTAATGTGAATGCGCCGCTTCAGTTGCAGTCTGCTGGTGTTATGCAAGTGCCTTTGGGCACTGATTTAGGTCGTAGAATTTCTTCTTATTTGTAACCAACGAACTCCGCTGCTATTTATAGCTAGCTGATTAGTATTACCTCAGTCACTTTGTCACATGTCACAATAGCCAACAGCTGTTTTACATCGTGCAAGTGACGGAGTTCGTTGGTTACGGGGGTGTGGGGGTGTCCCCCACTTGTTTGGGTCTTAGGGGTTTACCCCTATTGTGTAAATAATTTTTCAATTATTGACCGTTTTTTTTATTTTGCACTCATGTTTCATGTTTGGAACCCAGGAGGAAATTGGGTGGGCCGAATTTGGAATTTTGCGAAAGCAGTGTGACAAAACAGCAGTTTTTGAAAAAATCAATTAACCGCTCGTTTTGTCCACAATTAAATTACGTCTTAACCACCTCTATGTCATGTCAGAATCACCAACAATCAGCCCCCAGGTATGTTTATTTCGTGAGATATGATGTGAACTGTCTTGCGTGTTGAAGCGCAAGATATTATTTTTTTGGGGAAGGTTTTTTACCTTCACTATATTTTATTTATAGTCTTTGTGACAGTTTTTAACCGTCACTATATATTATAAATAGTCTCCAGTTTCCGATGGACGATGTTCTCAAGCCGAGTCTGAGCACTCAGTACATGGACAACGTGATGACAGCGTGGGAGTATCATCGGGCTCTAGCTGGGCAGGGTCCCCAGCAACAGGATGTCAGAGGAATGGCTACGCCACCTCTGACTCCGACGAAGAATCCGATGCCGGAGATGTTGGACGACGACCGTATGTTGAGCGAATGCTTGATGTCGAGGCTCGTGGACCTCGAAAGTCCGTGGTCAAGTCCAAGTCCAAGAAGCCCGTTGGAAAGCCCACCCGTGAGCCCCAATTTCGTAACTGGTGTTTCACATGGAACAACTACCCCGTTGGAGTGCAAGACATACTCAAAGACGATTTCGAAACGAAATCCAAAGTCACATATTATGTGTACAAGCCTGAAGTTGGCGCCGAGGGGACGAGGCATATACAAGGAGTCGTATTTTTTAAATGCGCCCGAAGTCTTGGAGGCGTTAGACGTTTGGCCGGCGGCCGTGCCCACTGGGAACCCATCCGCGGTACCGCGGATCAGGCAATCGGGTATGTGGAGAAGGAGGCCACAGCAGACCGGGGAGCTGGATTTGGCCTCGTATCTTTTGGCACGAGACCAAGCGGTCGAGGAAACGGCCAAGGTACTCGTTCAGATCTCGGAGCAGTTGGTGACCTTATTAAAGGAGGCTTCGGAGCGCGTAGCGTATTTACGCAGTACCCATCGGCTTTTCTCCGATATTCCGGAGGAATCGAGAAAGCATGCGGAATGTATTCCAAGCCCCGTCGCGAAGCGACCGAAGTTCACTGGTATTTCGGACCCACCGGGTGTGGAAAAAGTCACGAAGCTCAAGAAGTCGGCATCGCAAAGAGAAAAGTTGATGCAGAAGGCGATGACGATGTCTATTGGAAAGATCCCACGTCGAAATGGTGGGACGGTTACCACTCACAAACGACTGTCATTGTAGATGATTATCGTTGTGATTTTTGCACGTTTGCTGCTCTTCTTCGTTTGTGTGACAAGTATCCTTTGCAACTTCAGGTGAAAGGGTCTACTTGTCATTTTACGTCGTCTGTTATTATTATAACTGCTCCGCGCTCACCTGAAGAAATGTGGGGTCATCGTACTGTTGAAGACATGCAACAGTTGCTTCGTCGTATTGCTGTCATCAAGGAATTTTTGCCTGATAGGGTTATTAAAGTTCATAAAGGACCAGATATGGAATAGTTATTTTTTACCGGTTTACCGTTTTTTACTAATTCTTTAAAAAAAAATGTCTTCATATTCTCGGAAGAGGCCTATGGCCGGTGGATCATCTAGGGCTAATATTGCTGCTGCGATTGGAGCCCGTGCAGCTGCAAAGTATCCGTATTCTTCTTTTGGAAGAATGAATGTTAAACGTGGATCTATGTATTCTACGAGAATGTTTGGCCCCTCTTTTAAGGGGGCAACGTATACACAGCAGAGTGCTCGTAAGCTGTATGGTTTTGTTGGTAGAGGTGCGTATTTTGGTAGAAAATTTGGGGCAGCTGCCGGTATGGCACTTGGTACGGCAGCTGCTCCGTACCTCGGTCCTACCGGCGTTGCTGCCCCTTTAGTGGGTAGAGACGTCGGTGGATACCTTGGGAATATGGCTGAAAATGCCGCTATTCGTTATTCCACTAAAACCTTGAATAATTATATGACTGGTTCAGGTGCTTATAAGATGCAAGGTGTCAATCATGCTACGAATGCTTTGATTAAGTCGAAGAATCCTGTGTCGATGACTGTTGGGTCTGATACTGGTGCTATTTTTGTTACCCGGTCTGAGTATATTAAGGATATTACTCCCACTGCCAGTGGCTTTCAGACCCAATTTTCAGCTTCGTTGAATCCAGGTATTGCGGATTCGTTTGAGTGGATATCTCAGATTGCGCAATTTTATGAGCAGTATGAATTTGTTCAACTTTTTTACGAGTTTAAGAGTACAGTAACGCCAGGTAATAGCACTGCTATGGGGACAGTGTCTATTACTCCTTTGCAGACGGAATCACCGCTGTATGTTGATAAGAATTCTATGTCTTTTGCGCAAGGATTTGTTAATGCGTCTGTGTCTAAGCATTTACTTGCTGGAGTTGAATGTCACCCTTCGAAGATATATGGCGGGTCTGTAAAGAGGGTCCGTACTGGTCCTATCAGTGATCCTTCACTTATTAATTATGATTACGGAACTATTCAAGTTGCTTGCAGTGATTGTACTGCTAATCAAACTGTTGGTGAATTGTGGTGCCATTTTACTGTGAAATTATCACAGCCCCGTCTTGGTTCTGTTTCTAATGGAGACACTTCAAATGATTTGAATTTTGCTGAAGTTTATAATGCCAATGTTAATTTGGATATTGTTCCCGCGGCTGTTGCTAGTCAGACGGCCACGAATTTGTTTGGATTTACTAATTATTTGCCGACTGTTGATAGTTCAGGAATTGTTACTGGTGATGGAAGATTTCAGTGTGGTTTATTGTCAAATTCAGCTGATTACAGATATGCAGCAAGCGGTACGCCAAGTACCGTGTTTAGTGCTAATGTTAATTGCTTTAAGTGTCAACCTGTCATGTCTGGTCTTGTTGTGTACTGTAGTTTTACTTATCCTTTGACATCTGATTCTGGGACCTTGGCTAGCGGTGTTGCTTGGCATGTTGCACCGGCTATTGCTGTGGCTACTTTTGGTAATGCTACTCTTGGAACATTTCAAGGGGGTGTATATGTTAAGTCGAAGGATGCTATGAATCAGATATCTATTGCCACCACTGGTGCTGTAAGTTGGACTGGAACTTTAACTGCTGGTGGGGAACTCGTTTACGATTTTTATATTAGTTTTGGTGATTGCAGTAGTCTGTCGTCTGGATTTCTTCTGCAGGGACCAATC